ACATGGTAAACAGTACTATTCGGATGTACACGGACTTAGCTTCCCCGTAGAGAAGCGAGCATTAGGAAGCCCCCCACTTCCTGGTGTAGACCCCGATGGATCGTATCGAACCCGTTGGAACGCGGTGGCACACGATGGTGTCATCCACTCCAACTCGAATTACACCATAAATAACGCTTTCAATCAGAGAATGCTGATTGATCGCACAGATCCAGAGGGTAATAGCATTCACCTCGAGTATATAAACAATCAAACTGAATTTTTGAATACCGATCGTCAACTATTTAACGAATTAAGAAATAGGTTTCAGGAACACCTCGAGGATTGGGAAGGAAGAGAATTAGCTGCAGAACTCTATCACGCAGATCCTCACCCAAAGAGAAACTTGCGCATTCATGCGTATAACGAACGTCTAAACAACTACGGTGAGCGATTATGGCTACGACGACAGAGATTGAAGTACAAGATCAAAAAGGACGAAATTGGTAAACCAGGTAAAGCTGGCAGGATGATTGGCGACCTTGGTGTAGAAGTATCACTACAGGGAGCTTGGATCACTAAGCTGGCAAAAGAAGCCGTCCAGAAGGATGTGTTACTTAGAACTGGTGAACGTGTTACACGAGTCCACTTCTGTAGCTCCCCTGGGGCCACTGAGATGGAGGAGGTGTTCGCGAACCTCATAAATCCTCCAGAGCACGCGTATTTCGTGTACTTTTCAGATGACGCCTGTTACGCTGTCCACACATTGGATGGCGTCTGGCGCGCCAATCTCGACATTTCGTCTTGCGATGCCTCACATTCCGACCGATTGTTCACTAAGTTTGCAGAACTGTTTCCTTATGGAGCAGCCCGCGAAGATATGAACATACTAGTCGAACAGTGTAGGGCTCCAATCGCCATACAGGCACCATCAAACGTCCATGGCAAGAAACATAAGATATTGTTACAGAGCCGCGTGGCCAGACTCTTCTCCGGAAGTACTCTAACCACCGCTATTAATGGTTTCGCCAATGCTTGTATTGCACAAGCGTGTCACGACGTGGATGCCAGTGATTCTGCTAGCATCGTTAGCGCAGCAAAGACCACGGGTTATGTCCTCACTGTTGACGTCTGTAAGCACGTTGAGGATATACAATTCCTCAAAAGCAGTCCGGTTATGGATGTAAACGGAGATTATAAACCCTTGCTTAACGTGGGCGTTTTACTCCGAGCTTTCGGTACGTGCAAAGGCGACCTTCCTGGCAAAGGAGGGTTGACCCCTGCGCGTGCCGCGGCTTTCCAACGGACGCTGTTACAGGGACTTTACCCGCACGTCTTTTTCCCCTTTCTGGATAAGTTGAAAAACACTTACCAGGATGCCGG